CTTCGGGGTTCAATTCGTTAGCTAGAATGTCGAAGTCAAATTCACCGAATGTTTGATTATCTTTAATGATCCTTGACTTCATAACGTTTTTAGGAACGTCTTTATCTACTATACAAGCTATGGTTTTCCATTTAAGTTTCTTAGCAGCGCGTATGCGTTGATTGCCTGCGTATACTTGAAGTTTATCGTCGATTTTATTTACTAAGACAGGACGCTTCAAAAGAAAGTCTGGGTCGTTTTTCAGTGACTCGACAAGTTTTTGCATTTGTTCTTTTGATATACGTCTAGGGTTATTTTCTAAGAGCGATAGATTTTTGATAGGAATCTGTTCTATAGTCATATTTTTCCAAAAAATAAGGCTTCGCGTTTTAGACGAGCCCCAGACTCCTTCCACACATGGTGGATGAGCTAATAAATCTAGTCTACACAAGGGTTTCATCTCAAGCCATGAACCGCGCGACCTCAACCCTACCTTTAGCCATAATGAATGCGCTAGTCCTCCCCACTCCTCGACTAGAAATTTCTTTATGCTTGAAACGATTTATTTTATCAAGCTTTTCTTTTTTATTTCTTTTTGCTTGCGTTATTTTATGCACTGTGTCATCATACTGTCATATGAGTAACGAAAACCGCCCAAGAGGGCATTACAAGGGAGTAGTAAGATGATTAAGATTTATTTAGATGACAAAGCTATGAAGTTTAAGAAAGAGATAGTCGAACATGTAGAGTCAGAATTAACCCATAACTGTAATTTTAACGGTGCGTCGCATGAGATAGAAGGTTCCGAGTATACTTACATAGACGGCATCGATGAGATTGAAGGCGCAATTTTAATGAATCAAATATTTGACATAATAAATAAATAGGGGAAGATAAGATGGACAAAGATTATTTTGAAAACATATCAACTAAGGGTAGTAAGAGGTCGATAGCGGAGACATTAATTAACGCTTTTAGCGACGGGGAATTTTTAAGAGATTTAATAGCTCGCAACGTTTGCGGAGGTTGGAGTGTAACGGGAAATAACGTTAAAAGCATTACCAGACATTTTGATTCAGGGTCGACACATATTATTTTTAGCGATGGTAGCAGTTTATTTTTAGAAACCACCTCAAACAAGGAGCAGAGAGATGTATAGATTATATAAGGCTGATTTTAAAAGAATGGCAACACGCCCAACTGATTTTGGCGGGAAATATATATTACTTGGCGATAAACACCTTTCCCATCTTGACGACTTCGGAGAGAGAAAAATTTTTAGAAACAGGGAGGAATTGTTAGAAATAGACTACAACAAAGAAAAAAAAGATTTTGAACTAGACATGAGATTCATCCCTTTCCCCAATAGAGAAGAAGTGGATTTTTACGAGGAAGTGACAAATGGAAACTATAATCTATGCAGGGTTTTTGACACGGTAGCTCAAGTTTTTACTTATCTCGATTTTGCAGAGAGAAGGGGAGAGGCAGAATGAGTGATGCATATTTAGTTATCCACCATAATTCCGAAGGTCAAACTGTTATGAAATTAACACAAAGCGAGTTAGCGGATTTTTTAGAAAATTTTGAAACTGATTACGAAAATCCGGCAAACGTCACTAACGTGCTTCATGATTCCAGAGAGGTGGTAAGTCCCCCCGAGCTTTTAATTTTGGAATGGCATGAAGTACGTCCTATTTGCAAACAATATATTACGAAGTGGAAATTTTAAAATAAAATTACATAACAAGGAGTAGAAGGAGAAAACCATGAAAGTAACGAAGAGAGAGTTGGAAAACGCTTGTTATAAAGCAATAATCGAGGGGTGTGAAGACACCGAATCGGTCGCTTGGAACGGAGCAACTTTATTAGAGGATATGATTAAGGAAAAAATTTCCTTTAGCTCCCAGTCGTTGATTGATACAGTTATGTTGAATTTGAAAAAAGACATAGAGTTAGATTTTGATTAAGGAGGTGGTCCATGCTTACGGACGATGATTTTTTAGGTATAGAGATTCTTTTATTATATTGCCATTTGGTTAGGCGCAGGGCGAGGAAAAGGAGGATGAGGTGATCGTATTTTTAGGAACTATATTTTGTTTTTTAATGGGTTTTGTGTGCGGTATTTTCCATGAGAAGACGCTTGAGATTAGGCGGAAATAGCGAACTATTTCTCTTTCATTTTCCCTAGCTGCATATTAATGAGAGTGATCATCACCTCAAGCTTTTCCCCTCCCATAAATTTATTCTTCGTTCTTTCCCTCTACTCCACGTTTTTCTCTGTCCTGCGTTCGTTTATCTTGCCACATGAGTGCCTCTTGAAGCTTTGTAATTGTAATCGAGTTTTCACGACATGGAAATGTTTCGTTAAAAGACGTAAAAAGGTATATCAGATATTCAAGCATATCCCTTGCTTGACATCCGTTTACTCCTACTTCTCCTATCGGTTCTTCTTGTATAACAAACTTGACAATGGAGGGAGGGTTTTTGCCAAGTGTTAAGTTTTGAACTTCCATATATGGAAATAATTCATTATTTTTCTTCATTTTCTCTAAAGCTTTTTCAACGTGTCTCATTTCTTTCTCCTATTTTCATCTAGAGTTATACATTTTTTTAGCCATTTCTATTGATTTCTCGATGATTTTTTCTAAACTATCGGAGGGTAGAAGATCTGTTTCTTCGAGAACGATAGTGATAGTGCTTTTCATATCGGCGTCGGGTTTTGTTTCTTCTACGGTACACTTAACTTTATGGAGCCCTTCTTTTGCTAGGCTTATACTTTTGAATGTTACGATCATTTGGCTAAAACCTTGGTTAATTCTTTTTCATTTTTTACGACATGCACGGTTATTCCGTAGATATCTTCGACTTGTTTTCTCTTTAGCTTTCCGATGGGTAAGTCTCTTCCTTTTGCTTCAATAAATTTATACTGTTCCTCATAGAACACAGCGAAGTCGATTTTATGTTTAACGCCTCCTGGAAGCGAAAACGGAATTTGCATAAGAAAAAATTTAAACTCCCCTGCTTGTTGTAAGAGTTTCAGTTGAGAGTAACATCGCATTTCTAAGAGACTTGGAAAATTAATCCCATCGATTTTACATTGTTTCGCTTTGTATTTATTCTTTTTCCAGGTCATTTTTTCTTATGCAGCATGGAGAGTTTTCGGAATTTCTTCCCTTCTTTTTCCAGCTTTATGAGAGCTACCCTTGCTCTACGTGCTGCGATTTTCGTTCCGGCAAGCACCTGGTAGAGATTTTTTTTCACGTCATCAAGTATGGTGATGAGTTCTTTGGTATGTGTTTCAAGATTTACTTCTTTTTTCATAATCCGTTTGCCTTTTCCCATCTAGTATTAAAATCTTTTGGAGGATTGCCGGTAAGCACTACTCCCGGCATTTCTTCAACCATTTTTTTCCCACGTTTTTCACATTTTATCGCTAGGGTCATTATCCATGTCCGCTTCCGTCTCCGTATCCGCTTCCGTCTCCGTATCCGCTTCCGCTTCCGTCTCCGCTTCCGTATCCGTATCCGTATCCGCTTCCGTATCCGTGTCCGCGTCCGTGTCCGTATCCGCTTCCGCTTCCGTATCCGCTTCCGTCTCCGTATCCGCTTCCGTCTCCGTATCCGTATCCGCGTCCGTGTCCGTATCCGCTTCCGTATCCGTATCCGCTTCCGTCTCCGCTTCCGTATCCGTGTCCGCTTCCGTCTCCGCTTCCGCTTCCGTATCCGCTTCCGTCTCCGCTTCCGTCTCCGTCTCCGTGTCCGTGTCCGTGTCCGCTTCCGTCATTCATTATGCGTCCATTCTTTAACGTTTTCAATACTTTTCTTTGCTTTTTCAGTACAATCAAGAATTTCAATTATCTCAGTAAGCTCAATTCTAGATACTTCACACGGGAATTTGCAGTTTTCAGGTTTTGAAACACCTTTTGTTGCAAGTTCGCTTAAAGACGCTGCGCCGTCCCAACACCACAAACGCCTTGCATCTAAGACCACCCCTTCTTTACCGTTTCGACTTTCTAAATACCCTGCAAAAACTCCTGCTGAATAAGTTCTGATGATAACATATTTCATCCCTTTTTCTTCTTCAGCTTTAATCCATTTGCTCATTCTTTTCTCCTTGGTTCGTTTGTTTCTCCTTGGTTCGTTTGTGACGACGATATCACAAGCGCAGATATTGTGTCAAGGGTCATTCTGCTATCTCTTTATCTTTTGATTCCGGCGAACCCGGCGGTGTTGGCTGTGGTTCAAAAATATTATACCTTTGCACTGCGCGCTGGATTTTTATGTACTGCAAGACTGATTGCTTTTGCAACTCGATTTCCTGCTGTTTTTTCAGCTTCTTTTCAGCAATGCAGGGGCATATCGCGTCTAGGCAGGAGGTGATCATTCTCCAACCGCTAACGATTTTAATTTTGTTTTTATCATAATCTTGAAATCTCTTTGCTCTACGTCATAATAATCAAGTTTTGGTCCTGCAATGAATTCAACATATTTGTTTCCAACTCCTATGATTACCGGACCTGATTTCACGCCGTCCAAATGGTTAAGTGTTTTTAGAAATTCAAGATTATCTTCGATTATTTCCTCGCTTGACATGTTATCATTCCAGTCGTTTTCTCTTCTTAGGGTTGTCATAATTCCTATTTCGTCTGATGGTCTTGTTTTCCATCGAAGCGCCCTCTCTACTGCGACATTTATTTGATGGTCTGTGAATCCCTCAGCGACTATTTTCTCGCGAAGTTTATCTGGAATTTCTAATTTTTGAAGAGAGAGGGGAACAACAACCGGCGCAGCCGCATTGTTATTTTCTTCTTCGAAGATTAGAGGTTCTTCTTTTATGGGGGCAGATTTCTGCCCTTCACTGCGGGGGGCAGATTTCTGCCCTTCACTGCGGGGGGCAGACTTCTGCCCTTCGTAAACATTTTTTGAAGGCTCCTCTATTACATATATTTTCCTCTTGCTTCTTATCCTTAAACCCTTCGCGCCCTGTTCTTTAACATGTTCTTTCCAAGAATCTATTTCAAGAAACCCGCGCTTTTTTAGTTCTCGATTCCAATTTTTTATTGTCGTGACGCTAACGCCTTTCATTTTTGCAAGCTGTTCATTTGATGCCCAACAATAGCCATGTTTATTTGTTAAAACGTTTATCTCTCCAAGATATATTTTTGCACTATCTGTAAGGGTATGGTCCAATCTAGCTTCTAATGGGACGATGCAAAACTTTGGAAGATGAAGAAGTTTTTCTGTTTCTGCGGATTGATCAGTCATTTTTTTCACCTCGCACTAAAAGTGCTGTTGACAGAAAAGAACAGACCGGCTTATAATGCGAGGTATGTTCTTTTCAAAAGACCTGTAGGCCGGCTGGGCCGTAGCAGGTCTTTTTCTTTATGGAAGCTCGGAGATCTACAGAATTTTCTCCGAGGCTTCTTCTTTTGTGCGCTTATTTTAAATTTTACACAAGTGGAATGTGGTTTAAATTTATTTCTATCATTTACACGTCTAAATCAGGCAAAACATGTTTTAAAGCAAAAACATAAACGCGCCCACTAGTTTCACCTACCGCGATAATTAAGGGAATGGTAGGTCCGAATAAGACAATCTCGTCGCTTAAGTCTTTAAAAATTAGTGAGTCAAAGAAACCGTTAATCAACGAAATTTCTTCATCAATTCCAAGGTCTCGGCCTTCTAAAACATCGGTGATTCTTTTTTTATATTTCGAAAATTCCATATCCATCCTTTAGAACGCCTTCGAAGCTCTATAATCAATTATCTTATTCTAGGGACTCCATACATGTTTCGTCTTCGTTGTCGTTATCTGGGTCTTCTTCGGCGTGCTGGGAGTCATCCCTGGACAAGGCTTTTTTACTTAATCGAAAGTGATATAGGGGACAGAACGGGCAGTTACATTTTTTCACCTCGTAAATATTTCCACCCATACACTCTAAGCAAAACAATCTTATCGCAGCAGACCTGTGTCTGTTTTCATAAGTACGCCTCCATAAGCCGGGATATGTTTTTTAAGATCGTCTTATGTGGCGTCATATTTTATTTTTTCATCTATCTTTAACTGTTTCATTTTCTGATAAATTTTTTCTCTCCTTAAAACTTCTTTTTTCTCTAAACACTCGCCTGGCTTTTGTGGAGTTTCCCAATTTTCACAAAGATCTAATAAAAGTTTTGCCATTTCAACCCTTACCTTCATGTAAGGGATTGTATTCCGTAAAACCATAACAATTTTTAACCTGCTTGCAGTAGACCAACCCCAACATTTCCATTTTTTTCCCCCTAAACATGATGGAGCTTTTTTGTCTAATTTTATAGACCCGCCAAGATTGTTTTTTAACCATAAAACAACTCCATCTTTTGTGCTAAAGATACTGATTGAGGGCGTTATTACTGGATTTACAACACGCCTTTTTTTGGCGGCGATAATTTTTGTAATTCTAAAATTAGCAATCACATCAAATATTCCAGCTACATATATCCATTTTGTTTTATCATTTTCATAACAATTCATCTTATCTTTAAACTTTGTTTCATCGCAATCTTCGCACCATAAAATACCGCCGCATTTACAAAGCATCGCCATTTTCCTCTCCTTCGTTGTCTCGTTCTTCAATAATTTTGTTTATCCTTTGGATTGTTTTTAGAGTAGATTCGAAGGTTTTGACGCTTTTTATTTGTCCCGATTCGATACCCTCTAGCAAGATGAGAATAACCTGCTCCCACCCCTCTCGAAACCCCTTGTCGTACGGCTCTTCTTCATCCATCTTTTACCCTTCTTGGTAGTTTCTCTCCACAAAACGGACAATAAGTTATTTTCTCTTCTTTATGATAGTAATCCCCTTTTCCATCCACATATAAATACCATTGCCCACTATTACAATCCTTCTCTATTTCAGAGTCAAAACACGGCTCTTCGTACCTTTTTTTCATTTCTTCACATTCGTGTATCATCTTTCTTCTCCTAGTCATGATAAGTTAGATCGTCATCACCTCTTTTACACGCAACCATTAAAGAAGTTACTAAAACGCCGAGCATAAACCCAGCTACCGCACAAAAAAAACAGGTCATTTTTTCTTCTCCTTAAAATCAGAGTCTTCATGTTTGATAAATTTAATTATCACATATCCAAAGAAAAACATTCCTAAAAAAACTCCGAAAACGATAGAGAGTTCAGGCCCAAGGAACCATACAATAAATTCTTGAATCATTTTTCAATCTCCTTGCATTTGTGTTCTCTGATTGCGTTCCAGATCGCTTTATCGGGAAATTCAATCTTTGTTTGCTCTATACACATTTCAGCATATGCTTTTTGAACCCCAGAGAGTTCGCTGTCACATAAACTAATCGTAAAATTATATTGATCTGGACAGTCAACAAAAGATAATATAACCTCTTTACAGTAAGGACACTCTAGCTCAAAACTAGAAACATGCTGGCTATCAAACGCTTTATTTTCCATTTTTTCCATTTTTCTAAATTTACTCATCATCACTCCTTAAAATTCAAATTCTTGTTGTCTTGGGACTTTCTTATTCTTAAAGACCTCCGGCGATAAGCATATGTCTTTCGCTTTTACCTTTCCTTTGGTGAATTTTTCAACAGCCTTTGCTATAATGGGGGTAACTTTATGTCCGTGACAAAGAGCGGATACGGTCCTTGAACAAATCCCCATTTTTCTGGCTGCCCACGCGTGTTTAAGCCCGTGTTTTTCAAGATATTCGTAGACGGGGCCGAAACCTTTTTCATTTTTTTTCATATTCCCTCTTTTTTGTTTGCATTAAATTATGAGTCCAAGCATAAAGGGTGTTCATAAATAAAAGCAAGGAGATTAATGATGGAAGAGATCAAGCCTGGGTTTACACGCGTCACAACACCACTTTCGATCTACAACAAGTTCGATGCTATTGATCCAACCGTGTTGCAGAACGCTGCTGAGAGAGGTTCTAGAGTACATAAATACTGCGAAATGTATGCTAAAGGCGAATACCTCCCGGAACCGGAAAAAGAAATTTCCCTCTACTTAGAAAGTTTTAGAGAATGGCATGACAGCATGGTGGAAGAGGTTATTTCTACAGAACAGAGATTTTATGATGACACTCTAATGCTTACCGGACAAATAGATCTTATCGCGACAGTTCGAGGGGACAAGCTTCCTGCAATCATCGATATCAAGACGGCTCAGACAAAATCGAAAACATGGCCTCTTCAGTTAGCAGCCTACAAGCATCTATCTGAAATTGGTATAGACCCAAGGGTAAAGACCCGTCGAATTGCATTACAACTGCGAAAAGATGGAATGCGGGCGAAAGTGGTAGAATATACCAATTATGCAGTTGAATTAAAAATATACCTTGGAATTTTAGAAGCATGGAGATTTTTCTCATGAAAGATATAGATAAAGAAGTCGACTGGTGGAACCGGCAATGTTTTGAAATGGCGAGTGAGTTAAGGAATCAATGTCCGGTTTGCTCGGATTATTTTTACGATGACGGCCATGAAAAAGACGGGATCGTCGTCTGTTCAGAAGAATGTTTAAAAGAGCTTGAAGGAGAATGACAATGGATAACAAGAATTCAGAAGAGAAAAATAGGTTGCTTGAACTTGTTCATGGAATTATTTGTGAGGAGCTTCAAGAGCTTAAAGAAGAGTTTTATGAAATCAACATAAAAATTTTAGACTATGGTTTCAATATTACAACGAAGGATAAGGAAAAATATGACGATTGATTACGAAAAAGTGCTTAAAAACGCAGGGTCAAAAGACACCACTGCCGAGCTGGTAGTGAAAGACACCAGCAATGTAAAACCGCTTGACTTTGATATCACCATTGTAAAGTCAGAATTAGGGATCGAAAAAGTTGCCGACATCGTTAAGCAGGCTGAGGGTTATGTTGTTGAGACGGACGCAGAGGCTTATAAAGGCGTCTCTATGGCGTTATCTGCTCGCAAGCAAGGGAAAGATATAACTAAGTTGAGAAAAGAGCTTACAGAGCCTGCGCTACGCTTTCAGAAGGAGGCAATAAAAATTGAGAAGGAATTTACCGATCAACTATCACAAGTTGAATCGGATCTTTTTGAGAAGGTTGAAATCTATCAAGAGCAAAGAAAAGCAACCTTGAAAGCAAACGGTATTATCGACGAGAGTTTTGAGAATTTAAAACTTGAACTCGGATCGTCTACAACGAAAACATACTATGAGTATAAAACTATTGACGAGAATGCTGTGCCGAGGCAGTATCTACGCCTAGATACAAAAAAAATACAAGAAGATATCAAAGATGGAATCCGTGAAATACCTGGGCTTGATATCTACGAAGTAAAAAAGAAAACCTACCGACTAAATGGGAGAAAAAAATGAGCGAAAAAACAAAGGAAATAATTAAATTAGAAGATGATGGTTTTTCAAAAGGGCTAGCCATCGGAAATGAATTCGAAAACATGATGAAGTGGTCAGAAATGTTTGCGGAAACAAAATATTACCAAACGATGACAGCACAAGGAGGCAAGTTTGCTATTCTAGCTATTTTTGCTGTAGCGAGAGATCTCGATATTCCATATACAAGTGCCTTAAATGGAGGTGTTTACATCGTACAAGGCCGCGTCCAACTATCATCTCAGATGATGAACCTTATGATTAGACGAAAAGGTCATAGCATCAAGAAGAAAATAGGAAACGATGAAGTTTGTCATCTGATAGGAATTCGGTGTGATAATGGGGATTCTATGGAAAGTATCTTCACGATGGAAATGGCAACAAAGGCGGGATTAACGAAAAACCCCGTTTGGAAAACTCATCCTGCGAGAATGCTGTTTAATCGTGCTTTATCAAACCTTGCAAAAGACTTGTTTGCTGATTGTATCGGAAATGCTTTGGTCGAAGGGGAGATGGAGAGTATCGACGTCACACCCGAAGAACCTGAACCTCTTTCATCTGAAGCTATGAGATTTATTACAGATATGAATTTAATGGACCTAAGCTCAAAGGCCTCTCTTTTTGTTGATGCGATCTGTAAAAATTCCGGAGAATCACGGCAGGAAATAATTTCAAGGTCTTCTAAAGAGCCTGAGAAGTTTAAGAAAAACCTTGAGAAGTTTATTGAAAAAACGCAACCTACAGAAGAAAAAGATTAGACATTCTTGATTAAGGAGTCATATGATGAGAAATACAGATATTTGTATTGCTGAGATTGCTAAACATGAAATAAAAAATAGTGATCCAGAATTTTTAATTCGAGCAATGATTAGTGTTGTTGGAATAAAAAAAACCAAAGAGATATTTTCTTATTATTATGAGCTTTTAGCAAAAGATGAAGATGATGAATAAGAAGAAAAATAGATTTGCCTCTATTCCCCGATCACACGATCGGGGTTTTTAATTTACAAACTACATAATATAAGGTGTTTATGGAGCTATATTCTTATCAAAAAAAAGTTTTAGAAACTATTGAATCAGACCCTTCCCGCTCACAACTCATTTCTATGCCAACAGGTACTGGAAAAACGATTACATTTTTAGCTGCAATCAAGGCTGAGGAAAAAAACTGTTTGATTTTGGTTCATAGAAATGAATTACTCCAACAAACGTATGAAAAAGCGTTTTTTCTTGGTTTCAAAAAGGAAGAGGTGTCTTTAATTACGTCTCAAGATAAAGAAGATATGAACCGGTTGACTATTGCGATGGTACCTACCTTAATACGGAATTTGGATATGTACAGTCCCGATTCCATTGATATGATGGTGATAGATGAAGCTCATCATGCGACGGCGAATTCTTACAAACAGATTATGAATCATTTTAGGATTCATGAAGACAAGAAGCTGTTACTTGGTTTTACAGCCACCCCTTTAAGGGGTGATAAAAAGATGCTTTCTTCGATATTTGAGTCTCACTCGTTTAAGATGACTTTATCGGAGGCGACGCAGAATGGTTATATTTGTCCGGTACATGGATTAAAGATTGATATAGGCAAGTCTTTTGAAGAGATTGATTCTGTTAAAGGAGATTATGATGTCGTAGAGCTTGATTCCGTAATGAATTGTGAGGAAATAAACTCTTTGATTGCGGAAAAGTGCGGATTTAATCGTAAATGGCCTGGGATTATCTTTTGTACTTCAGTGGATCATGCGCAAAAGATCGCAAAAAAATTACGGGAAAATAAAGTTAAAGCTGTTTCTTTATCTTATAAGACGCCAAAGAAAACCTTGGAAAAGATTTTTAAATGGTTTGATGAAGGAAAGATCGATGTTATCACGAATGCAGTGAAACTATCAGAAGGTTTTGATCATCCATCTATTGAGACAGTGATTCTAGCGAGACCGACGAGATCTCCGGTTCTTTATAAGCAAATGATTGGTCGCGGATTAAGAAAAAGTCCAAATAAATACGATTGTCTTGTTATGGAATTTTGCGGAAATGATAAGAGGATGATTTTATGGGAGGATATTGATCAGAACGCAACTTTTCAGTGTATTACTGCAAAGGAGAGATATACCCAGGAAGAAGCGATCAAGATGTATAATAACAAGATAGGAAGTAAAAATATTATTATTACAGATGTACTGGAATCAGCTTTTTCATTTTATGAGTGTCGTGTTCGAAGACTCGTAAAATATCGAAAATTATTTAGATTCATTCCATTTGAAGAAGGTTTTGTTCTTTTTAAATTTATAGAGGCAGGCATTCCTGGAAGATCAACAAAATATATGAAAGGACATAATGTTTTTTGTTGTCTTTGTAAATGGGTTGAACCATTAAAAAGTTACATAATGTGGGATGAACCGGATTTTCTGTGGAAAGTAGAATGTGGGAGAGCGATTAAAGAATGTGAAGATATTTGCCATTATTATGGGGAGAAGCAAGCTAGTGGTTTAGGGAGATGGTATCCTTCTGATGAGGAGCCTATAACAAATAGGCAAAAGATCTTTATGAGAGAATTATTAGAAAAAAAAGTTATTCCTTCAATATCAGCTCGAAAAGCTGAAATGGTTATAGAAGATTTTGTTATTAAGAAAGCAATAAATAAGTTTGAATTAAAAAAAGAAGAAAAAAAGATTTATGAAATTTTTAAATAAACGTAGATAAGTAAAAGGAGAAATTTACATGAAAATACCCGGTGAAGAATTTTGGTTTAAGATGGGCTTATGTCAGGGGGCTATCTATAGATTAAAGGAAATTCATGAAGCTGATAAATATAACGATGAAATGCTAATCGAAGAAAAAAAGATTATCGTTGGGTTATGGGAAACGATCCTTGAAATATCTGAAACCGTCTATAAAGAAGAAGACGATTAATCTTCAGGGGATAGAGGGGTTAAATCAAAATTTATCCCTGTTTGGCTTTCGATAATCTCCTCTATCAGCTCTTCTCCAATCGAATCATCTTTGATGCCGAGACGTTGATTCAGATAAGTACATCCAAGAATCAAGGCGGAGACGAGAACGAAAGCGATCGTTGCTGCAAGGATGTAATTAATATTTGAGTCAACGTTCTTGCTCCTCTCGTTCACTTCTTTCCGCGTTGCATTTATCTTCATGAGATTCCCTCTCTTTATTTTCAACAGAATTTATTAAGATGCATAATCCGACAAAAACAGCAAATAGAACCCAACCACAATCCCTAAACATTTTTACCTCTAATATTCTATTTTCTTCACCTCGGTTCCGTGTTTTGACTTCATATCAGGGCCTGATAAAGACATATGAGCAGAGCAGCCGGACACCAGTACACCTAACAAAACTACCAATAACAATTTTTTCATTTCATACCCTCTAAAAAATAACACATTTTTTTTTCACTTCTTTAACCTTCACCAATCCTTTGAGATTGTCCGAGGCACCAACCCTTTTTATCTCCCGACCAACATGGATACTGATAACATTGAGTTCTTCCTCAGAATCGTTATTCTTAGGGATTTCCCCTTTAAAAGGATGAGTTTTATAAAAAAAATCCTTAGGATTTATCTTACTTGTGCTGTTAAACGGGCTGCTCATTTTTTTACTGACCCGACTACAACCACCTTTTCTTCGTATGTTTTAGCCGCATCCCACTGCTCTAGATAAGATTGAATAATTTTTTCATTCGATTCAATAATTTCTTTATATTCTTTTTTCTTTGTATCATCATTCTTTATCAACACATTAATCGCATCTTCTTTTGAAAAAGAATTATCAAATGTAAAAATACTTTTTAGTCTTTTTTCGAACTCACCTCGATCTTTTACTGGATCTAGATTTTCCATTTTCACCTCTTAAGTTAAACTAATAAATGTACTGCAAGTAATACCAAGAGTGTCCCCGTCATTTGAATTTACTATTGCGGTATTCAGCATCGCTGCCGTAGCATTATCGCCTTTATGAAAAGAAAGATAACCCCCAACAATTGTAGTTGCTGCTAAATTCATTTTAGCAGGAGGGGCAGCGTCTGTTACATGTGTCATTGTTGAATTTCCATAAATAGTGCTAACCGCGGTAAAAGGCGTATACATACGCAGTTCAACAGCCCCCACACCTGAAGTTGAACAATCTGCGCTACGGGATCTCAATTGATAAAACCCTGTGCGTGATAATTTATATCTAGCTGATTCTGAATCAAATAAAGGAGCTGTTCCACCATTTGCGCTAAAAAAAGAACCTGAAGCATTTCCCATCGTACCGGCCGGGAAAACAAACTCATATCCTTCTTGATAATTTCCAATCCCATCTCTGGCAGCTAGTGTTTGAACTGTCCAATCATCGGCTGCGCCAGGTTGTGTAAACCTCATCCTAAAAGAACCTATGCATATACATGGATTTTCGTCATAATCTCCAACTGTAACATCTTCTAAACTTAAAAAAGAACCTTGTGTGTCAGCATCAGCACTTGACGGTTTCCCAATACTTCCTGAAGCAGGGGAAACAGTAGCTTGAGGAACACGTGAAAACATAAAAGCTATAGCATCTTCATCGTCATTAGAGACAGCATAAAGAAAAAATGGAAGGTCATTGGCACCCCAGTTATCGCCTGTTGGTAATCCAAATAAATTATCTACCATCTCTGAAGAACCGCCGGAATCAACAATACTTTGATTTGCTGTTACAGGTATGGTGACAAGTTGACCGGAAGTTCCCTTGCTCTGAAGTGTAACATATCCGATATTTGAACCTGAAAGAGCTGTTCCGCCTGCACTCAATACAGTAAGAGTGTTTGACGAATAAGATATTCCTAGATTTACTACACCAATGCCTTCAAGAGCAGCTATCGTCGGATTCCCTGAAACACCGTTGCCATGCGCAACAACGATACCGTTTCCAGCAATAATTGTCCTTCCAAAATATTCACCATTTCCATCGGCAGCTATAATCCCTGTGTCGATAAGGTTTATTGCATTCTGTATGCTCATAAAAAATTCCTCTATTTTAAATAAATATCGGTGGTCCGTCTGTAGACACACTTGCTCCTGTAACAGTTCCGGAATTGCCATTTCCTGATAAGTCAAGCTCGGGAGAGTCCACCCCCCATAAAGGCCAATAAGCAGACCGAGAATCTACAATCGCATTAGGCTTATACATCAACGTTTGAACTTCCGCAGCTGTTAATTCTTTAGTATAAAGCGATACATGCGCTATTTGCCCATCGAACCCTCGATCTGAACCAGTTCGATTTCCTATGAGTAAATCAATTGCAGCATCACTTGCAAACCCTCCAGTTCCTGAAGTTCGTGAATTCATCGTTTCTAATGCTCCATTTACGTAACATGTGGGAACAGCCGTTCCCGCTCCATCCGATTCATCAAAAATACATGCTATATGAAACCAAGTATTGGCACTTAAATCATAAACGCTTGAATCCCAAGAATCATAATCTGTATCTCTATATATTAGAAATTCAAATCTTCTTGAACCAGAATCTTCATAATTATAGATCATCCAACCTAAACCACCTTTGGTTATATATCTTCCGTAGACGCCTCCACTTCCATAACTTTCTGCTCTTCCCCACAGAACTACAGAACCTCCTGTGGCAAATATATTATCTAATGAAGAATCAGATCCACAATTTATATTCTCTGCCTGAGCATCCCATTCTCTACTTGCTCCGCCTGTTGCCATATTATCCTCACACTAACGGGTATTCAATAGCCATCGACGATAAATACATGTCGCCTGCAAGATCGTTTGCAGTCGCTGCCGGACGACTAAGTCTAAACGTTAATTCATCATTTGCCGCCATACTCGATGACGCCACATTGAATGTTATTTCTGTAAGATCATCTTGGGTAGCGTCAATGGCCTTGTCTCCGCTGTCAACATCAGTATAGGCGACATCAAAATCTTCAGAATTATTGCGAGCAACATATCCGAAAGTAAGTTGTACATTCTTGCTTGCTGCTGCTGTTTTAGCCATTACATAAGCACGTATCACTACATTTCCTGATGTGTCGATATTTTCTGGAACATGACTAATACCATTTACATATTCTTCTTGCTCAGAAGTTGCATTTGCGAAGGCTCTAACCCCCTTCTTAACATTCGTTCCGGAAAGTTTTTCAAGAGAAGCAAAATCAGTCTCCCATTCTTGAAGTTCTCCAGCAGAAAAAACATGAGGAAATTTACTTATAGTTATAACACCCAACGTTGTTCTTTGAGCCGCTGCATTCGCATCATCAAGAATCGCTCGGCCCGCTGCTGTACAAGCTATCTCTTCAATCGTTCCAGCGCCCGCTGTCTCCCTACCTAGAATCTTATCAGTAGCGGAAGTGTCTTGCATCATATCATACGTGACTGCATCAGCCGCTATTGTAGTCGCAAATGAACCCGTTCCTGAACCTGTCACATTTCCCGTTAAAGTAATCGTCTGATCACCGGTATTAGAACCCGTTATGGTGGCATCTCCACTCATAGTTAAGGTTCTAGCCGAATCCCCTGTAGTAATCGTCAAGATTCGATCAGCAGATAAATCACTTCCAGGTTTAATAATTAAATCGTGTGAAGCATTCGAGTCTAATAAATGTAAACCTTCATTGTTAAGTGTAAGAGTAGCAAACTGAACATTATCACCCGTTCCAAGACCCAACGATGTTCTTGCTGTTGCTCCTGACTCCGCCACCCAGTTAGCTCCATCACCAACAATGAAATTACCGTCTGTGACAGCTAATGCTGCGATATCATCGAGTTGGGTGTCCCAGGCTTGAACATCACTTCCTATTGCAACTCCTAATGTATTCCTTTGATCTCCCGCTGTAGCATCATCTATAATGGCACGACCAGCAGCGGTTAACGTAAATTCAGCAGCAGTATCAACGCCGGTATAATATATTCCCTTGTCACCAGCAGTACCTGTATTGTCTGCAATAGACTTCAAGGCTGCGTCGTAGGCCTGCACGTCTGTATCAATCACTAATCCTAATGTGGTGCGCTGAGCACCAGCATTGGCGTCATCGAGTATGGCTCGACCTGCAGCTGTTAACGAAGCCTCCGTCCAGGTATCCACACCAGTCGTGTAAGCCATTTTATCCGCACCAGTACCTAAGGCCGCAATAGAAGCTAAAGTTGCGTCATAAGCCTGTACATCCGTTCCAATTGCAAGCCCTAGTGTTGTGCGCTGAGCCGCCGCATTCGCATCATCTAGGATTGCACGTCCTGCAGCTGTGCAAGCAATCTCTTCAATCGTTCCAGCACCCGCTGTCTCTCTACCTAATATTTTATCCGTAGCAGAGGTGTCTTGCATCATATCATACGTGACTGCATCCGCTGCTATTGTAGTCGCAAATGAACCCGTTCCTGAACCTGTCACATTTCCCGTTAAAGTAATCGTCTGATCACCGGTATTAGAACCTGTTATTGTAGCATCTCCACTCATAGTTAAAGTTCTAGCCGAATCTCCTGTAGTAATCGTCAAGATTCGATCAGCAGATAAATCACTTCCAGGTTTAATAATTAAATCGTGTGAAGCATTCGAGTCTAATAAATGTAAACCTTCATTAGGTAATGTTATGGTGTTCATTCCTGTAACATCATCAGTATCACTGATCGACACATTCGTGTCTTGAACCCCTTTAGCGCCGCCATCACCACGAACAATTGTATTATCGGCTAAATTAGCTGCTGCGGTAACATCTCCACCCGGGGAGTTGTCTACATATGTTTTAACAGCTTTTTCAGTAGGCAAAGCTGTGTCAGAATCGCCAGCAAGAGTGCCATCTGTTGAAAATTCATCAATGGTAGCCCCCGCATTTAAAGTGATAGAGGCTACAGCGCTCATAGCATCCCCATCACTAAGTAAAACGTTACTGTCTTGAATAAGTTTACCCGTACCAGTATCATATCTACAAAGAGCATTATCTGTAGCGCCTGCAGGCCCTACAACATCCCCACTACCGGCGACACTCTGAAATGTTGGCAGTGTAACAGGACCGTTAGATGTTAAAACTTGACCGGCATTACCGAGAAATGCAACAGACTGCTGAGGATTAGTTGGAGATGTACCACCGCAGATTACTGCATAAGAAACATGGCTGGTGCGCCCTGAACCGCCTTTAGAAACTTGTGCGGGATCGTTTGACGCCCAGGAATTAATCTTAGCCATATTTTACTCACAATATTGTCCAGTTTCCAATCGAACTTAAAACTGTCCATTCCGTACTAGCTACAACACATACCAATTCGATTGAAGAAAATTGTTCTGAGGCAGTAAGACTACCTCCCAAACCTATCGATGTCGTTGAAGATGCAAAATGAATACTTTGTAAAGCATTTTGAGCGATGATTGGAAGACCAACACCAAAGTTTGTAATTCTTATAATAGAGCCGAATGCTGACGTATTTGGAAGGGTATAAGTTATATTTGTTCCATTATTCCCAACATATCCATTATTTACAGCAAGAGCTTGAGTTCCTGTTGTAACCAAGGTCCATGGAACACGCCTAATAGTTGAACTTACAGCCATCCCTAAAGTACCATCACCAGGAGTAAACACAACTGAAGAATCAGGAGACGTTGGAAGTGCTGCTTTTGGCCTACCAGTAGTACTGCCAAAATAAATAAATCCATCAGTAGCTAGCTGGTTAGATATACTACCGGGAGGGTTGGTAAGGTCGATTCCCTCGGCGTATAAGACTTCATTATCACATCCGCTCATCTATACCACCACATACGTGCCAATGGCACTAAAGTTAATTGTTTGTTTTGTAACGCCTGTAACCCTAACAATAACATTATTTCCACTTACAACCAGCTCTGCTACTGCTGTTAACAATGAATTGTCTTCATCGGTTCCTATGTCTGGAGTTTTTATAATAGTCGCTGCTGCTCCATCTGTTCTAGCTGTTCCATCAATTATATAACCTACTCCATCCCCTGTTCCTGTATCTCTGCCGGCAATCATAATCTCAAAACGATAAACAGCAGGATTAGCACTATCCAAAGCAAAAGTTATAATATCACCGGTTACGGCCCCCACTGTAGTCGTCGTCCCTTGAAGCCTGTTTGTAAGCTCTACCGTGACAGTACTGGCAGAACCGGGAGCAGATGTTTGAATGCCATTTACGTTATTTGCTGTGGTATCGGCTCCAAGAACGTTTAAAACGTTTGCCGCCGGTGTTGCTGTACCATTATTTGTAACAAAACTTGTCGCAATAGACGGCGTAGCCCCTACACCTAACGTTCCGGCCTGGCTCATTATTCAACCTCTGCTATAACCGTTAAATAAACATTCCCTGTTCCTGCCACAGCTCCACGAATCGTAAACTGAGTTCCAAGTACAAAAACAAAATCATTATTCCTGCCATGATTAGCTCGTAAATCATATAACGTAAAATTGCCAGCAGGAATAAAATCATGCTCTGTTACTCCTGCATCCAAAGAAACGTCAACATCAACTGTACTGTTATTGGTTATCTTTACTAAAACAGCTGGGGAGGTTAATGCCGTCCCCAGTGTCTGAAACGTATTATCAAACGTAGAAGAATCCCGTTCTCTACGTGATAAAAACTCAGCTCTTTTTGTCATTATACAACCTCTGGTACAACCTCTGCAGGCTCAACTTTTTCACAAGATTCAACCTTTTCTTCAATCTCTTTAGCTTTAGCCTTTTCCTCGGCCTTTTGCTTAGCCTCAGCTTCTTCAATAGCTTTCATCTGATCAAAAACATTAGCTCGTATCATCCCTAAAATATGATAAGCTTCCTCTGGAGGAGTATCTAAAGGGCATTCGTAACGATGCATTCTCTTTGTTTCGCTCTCAATCTCTGCTAATGCTATGCTCTTAAACATTATTATCTCCTTCGTGTTCGATGGTTTATGTTCTCGTCTAAGATATCAGCTAAACCAATTTAGGTTAACATTTAATTTATAATCCAGAATGTAATCGTTACGTTTCCGTTAAGAGCTGCGCCCCCATTGTTTTGGCAACGGCAAAGAAGCGTTCCGGCAGTCTCTGTAATACAACCTTCCAGGGTAATATCCGCATCATTAGAGCCTTCGTTACTAACTGTGCAGAGGATTCCACATCCAGATGTTACCTCACTATTTGTAATCGTAAAGTCAACATTAGCTGCTGCGGCCGTTGTTTGTCCTGTGAACGTGGCTACACCTACCCTAGCATTAAGCGTCAACGCCACTCCTGCGACGGAAGCGGTTGCCGGCTCCATTGACACGTCGCCTGCAGAAACAAAGGAAAGACCTCCGGTTCCTGCATTAACAACGGTTGTAGAAGCCCCTGTAATTGAACCGAAGGTCGAAGTATGTGCCGTTGCTGATGCCCCGATCGTCACCCCGCCGGTTCCACAATCGATAACAGTAGAAGAAGCACCGGTAACATTTCCTAAGGTAATTGTTCTAGCCGCCGCACCGGTTCCCACATTGATATTTTGAGCGACCGCATCGTTACCTATGCTAATTGCAGCTCCTGCGGAGTTTATTTGAACCGTTGAAACGGAATCGATTGTTACCGCCCCTGATAGAGCATTACCGATAGCAACAGCCCCCGTAGAACTTCCTGTGTTAATCGAAGTGTTAACATCCACAGAATCGTTAATCAGCGTGATACCGTCTAGATTGATAGTAGTAAGTCCATCGGCATTACCGGCACTTAGCGTTTTAGTTCCTGTACCAGTGAAAACATTTAGAGCCATGGTACCGGCTGCTCTATTACCAGAGGCAATCGACGTGGTATGTGTTCCTGAGGTACAAGCACCCGTAGCTATATTAGTCAGAACTTGTCCAACTTCTACCGCCCCGGTATTAATATCTACAGTCTTAACAGAGTCTGCATTTGTTGTTGCTCCATCACCTCCGATAGCAATAGTGTCTGTTACAGCAGCAGTGACAACCGTTCCGCTACCAATTACTATATTACGGGTAGCCGTTGGAGCTATATTTCCAATCGTGATCCCTGTTGTGTCGGCTTCTTGTCCGATTAAGATACCTCCGGTACCTGCTCGAATTTGCACACCGCCGTTTGCGGCACTGGCTTCAATTAAGATAGCGTCATTTTCAGTCTGAGTGGATGTTACGTTTACCGCACCACCAACGCCTTCAATGCTAAGATCGACCCCCGCACCTGTTACAGTCACATTTGAGGCTGTAGTACCATCGATTGAGAACCCTTCTCCAGCATCCAAAGTGATATCACTAGCTCCAGTAGTAGCCATCTGGATACCACCTGTTCCAGAATTAAATACTAGTTGAGACGCCCCTGTGACGTTACCCATGGTGATAACTCTCGCTGCGGCCCCCGTTCCTATATTTATGTTTTGCGCGTCAGCATCATTACCAATTCCAATAACCCCCGCAGAACTGTTAATCTCAATAACACCGTCGGCATCGACAAGAACCGTATCATCGGAATCAATGGTTATATCCCCTGTACCTGTAGAAGCAAGTTGGATACCCCCTGTTCCAGAGTTTAAAATAAGTTGAGTGGCAGAGGTTACATTACCGATAGTGATAGCCCTTGAAGCTGCACCCGTGCCGATATTAATATTTTGAGCAACAGCGTCGTTGCCGATCCCAATAACTCCCGCCGATGAATTCAGTTCAAGAACTCCGACAGCATCAAGAAGCAAAGCGTCTCCTGATGCAGCCGTGAGGTTACCTGTTCCTGCTGCTAAATCCAAAGAAGAAGTGGTATTGATTACACCGACAGTAACCGCATGCGCAGCAGCACCCGTTCCGATGTTAACAACACCGGCACGAGTTCCGGTAACACAGTTAAAGGTTTGTGCTCCTCCTGCACCATTCCCTGAAAGCACGTTTACAGTGCTGTTAGCGGCAGAAGCACCTCCAGCTATGTTAACTGTCTGTGCGCTTGTATTTACACCGTTGCCGATAGAGATTGTGTTCCCGTCAACACCGGCTCCAATATTAATAGTTTTAGCACCGTCAGTATTGGCGATATCCATCGTCATGATGCCGTCGGACCCACCTATCGTGAATGTACCTGTCTGCGACGTTCCACCAATATCTACCGTACCCGTCGTTGTTGATGCACCGATATTATAGGTAGAAGCTCCAACGCCATCTAAAGCAAAGTTTCCTGTTCCAACAGTCATAACGATCTCACAAGCGCCTGTATTCGATCCTATGCCTATCGTATGAGCTGCCGCCGAGTTTGCAATATTTATATCTCTGGCCGTCGTTCCAACACCTAAGTTTACAGCGTTGGCGGCGTTATCTGTACCAAGATTTAGTGCTCCACCAGTACAATTTACAGCTCCCGTTGTTGTAAGAGTTGTGAAGCTTCCGGCCGCTGGAGTACCGCTTCCGATTGCGGGAGGAGCAGCAAAAACAGACGTGACATTAGCAGCCGTCACTGCTCTTTCGGTATCAACACCAGCAACAGCTTCTGCGGTAGTACAGATTTCTATAATCCCTCGGTTAGCCGTTGTAGCATCTAAAGCACCCGCTAAAACTACCGCTGACAATCCAAAAGGTGTGACAGCACGTTCGGTGTCCGTACCAGTCGTCGTTTCAGCTTGCGTTGCGAGTTCGACGATTCCGGACACTGTAGTGCTAGCAGCTTGGTTTCCACCGGTATCCCATATACCGCCGCCCATATGATTGTATAACACAGAAGGAGTTACACTTTCGTCAACTACTGTAAAACCTATCGGATAATTTGTATCTCCAGTTGCAGGAGCACGATTCCAAACAGATGGAGGCTCTTGAACCGTTATGAATGGTGCGCTTCTTCCCACGCATTGTCTTGGACCAGGCATCTTATCCCTCCTTTTTCTCGGGCTTTTGATATCAAGTTAAGATTTTTAATGATAAATAACAAGAAGAATTAAAATATTTCTTAATAGATTGCTTTATTCAGCATCTTGTGGTATAATAAGAAGTATGGACGAGTACCTAAAACCTAGTGAAGTAGCTCGAATACTTAAAGTAACAACTAGGACTGTTAATAATATGGTCCGGGATGGAACTTTGAGAGCTGTAACAATTCGAGGTAAAGATCGAAAAAGCTACAGAATCTTATCAGGAGAACTAGACAGATTCGTATCCGAAGAATATGAAAAACAATCTACTTCTTCTTAGGTTTCTTTTTGGTTTTTTTCTTATGGGTAGCAAAGAGATATTCTAACTCTGGAAGAGGTTTTTTTTTCTTACTTTTTTTTGGCTTTTTTGGCACGTTTTTTCTCCTCTTTTATCCTTTGCTGTTTTTCTTTAAGGAGTTTTTCAGGATACTCGAATCTGCTATATACTTGTTTGAATTTACCGCTGTATTCCTTACCTTTTCCACCCCTTTCCTTTTGAAGCTTTTGAATGAGTTTGAACATTCCGGCTCCTCTTGACGGGTCTCCCTCACTCCAGTTTCCATAGAAATTGCCACCGGTGGTTTTAGCTAAGAAGTTAACCTCTTCCATGTCTTTTATGAAACTTTCAGGAATCTCATCGTACATGTAATTTGTACCATCATTGAATTTAAATTGAAGTCTATTTGTACCTGATTCGTATCCCACCCAATTAAGTGGCCCGGATCTATGTTCTTCGGGAATAGCTTCCATTAATCTTTCATAGAGATCTAAAACCTCATCTTCGTTGTCAGGAATAGGAGTAAGATTTTCTGACTTTATGATCTTCTTTTTCCCATCGACATCAACTTTCGCTGTCTTTCCGGGAAGTTTTTCTATAGTTCCGAAATCACCTTCTTCAGTAATTACTCTTTTACCCACTTCGGGAGCATCTATCTTGGTACCCGGAATCTTCTCGCCTTCACGTGCATATTGTGCCGCCTCTTTTATGATCTGCTCACCGGGTTTCCCGAATTCCTTCTCTAAATCACCTAGAAGAGTAGGGTGAAGTTTTTTGACAGCATTAACAACTTGATCATCGGTTGCTTGAGCTGCTAAAGAATCGATGAGTTTACCTTGTCCTCCATACCCACCTCTTCGTTTGAATATTTCATGACTTGCTTTTTTATCTGCTAAAGTAGCACCTAAGGCTTCAACCCCTGCAACTTCAGCCCCCATAGCTTCAGCAACGGGAGCTGTGGCAGTCTCTGCAGCTTTTGGTGCGGCACCACCTAAGAATCTTTGAAGAGCGGGAAATCGAGATAGCATTTGAGGAGCCATTCTTGCAAGCAAACCAGCACCAAAAGCCATTCCGCCTAGTTTTAGACCACTACTAACAAGTTGCTTTGTTACTTCTCTTTTTCTTTCTTTCTGTCTTTCAGAAACGCTACTAGATGCGTCAAAATCCTCACCGGCTTCCCTCTCCATTTTCTGTGAAAGATGAGATAAAATTCCCCCGGTAGAATATCCTTGTTTTTTAGCCTTCCTTACTCTCGGAGCAAGTTTAGGAATTTTTTTAATCAAATGATTTAATATCTCTTCTTCTCCATGTCCCTGGGCTAGTGCTTGAAAAATAGGATTCATTTTATTTTGCCCCCTTAAGATAATCCCAAATTCTTGATGGTTCTTGGAAAATCCAAGGAAGAGAGTCTCTAGGAGCTTGTGTAAGTTCAGCTATTTCAGATTGTTGATCGGAATCTAGTTCAAGCCCCTTATCCATTGCTTTAACTACTGCATCATAGTAATGCTGCCAACCTAATCCGTTTTCTCTTCTTAACTCTTCCCTTAACCCGAGTAAAGAAACATTAGGGTTTACATTTTTAACTAGAAAATCCGAATATTTATCTGTTATTTGATTTATTAACCCCGGTTTTGATTTCACCATATCATCATAAGTAGGGTAGTCTTCATCTAAAAACATTGAAGACATCGGATCTAAACGCTCTTCTTTATAAGGTAATTTAGGTAGAGATTGTGCTTCTTGCATTCCTGATTTATCCATTGGTTTTATCAACATCTCTGCTTCAAATGGTGTTGCACCTTCCGCTATAAGATCTTCTCTTATTCTGTCACTAAAACCAGCTTCTACGATAGGCCGTATCAAAGGTTCTAATCTTTTTAAAGCCTTTGCGCGGTGTTTACCGCCCCTGGCCATCCCGGAAATAAATCCGGGAAGATTTGCTCTCTCATACGCTTTATAAGCTCTGGTGAACTCGTTGTAGTCTTTTTGAGTTTTTCTATACCAATCCTCTTGGCTTAATCCTTGGTTTTGATACTTTTGACCAATTCTAAGAAAATCATTGATATTGTTTGGAGTGGTGGTTTTAGAAGGTAGACGACTTTTTACAAAATCATAAAGTTCCTGTGTTTCCCCTATCTCGGATTTTGTTTTAGCTTCGCTTGCTTGTTGAAGCATTGCGTTTATTTGCGCTTGTGGAAGACCGGAAATTTGTTGAAGAGCTTTTTCGTACGGTTGTTTTGTCAACATTGATAACCGCAAAGCATACGGATTCATACCACCGCCTGTAGCTTGTGGCCCACCTGTTGGTTGAGTAACACCAGCCCCAGGTGGTTGAGTAACACCAGCCCCAGGTGGTTGAAGAATACCACCCATACCACCACCGTCACCCGTCATTTCTAAAGGTGCAACAGCATTAGGTTGCCCTCCATCACCTGGTTCTATAGGAGGTTGTTGACCACCTCCACCTCCACCATTCTGACTGAAATCCATATTTAAGACAGCGTATTGTAAATGTGGAGGAAGTACAGTTTGTGCAAGCTTGTCCGCACCTGGAACCCCTGCCATAGCCTGCCCCCATTTCATGCTAATTGCTCTAGGATCATCTCCTGGTCCTAAAGATTCTTTGAATTTCTGCAATGCACTTTGCTGCATACGACCAGCCATACGCAATTGAGGATCAGGGAGATTCTTAGATAATCCCTCGCCAAAAGCCGCGCCCATCTCACGACCTAGACGGCCCTGAGTAGTCTCTGGTAATTGAAACATTTGGACCATAATAATTCTCCTTACTTATTCCACCAATCGGAAAACATCTTTCCAGCTTGTTCTATTCCCGGCATTCCCTTTTCCATCCATTTACCAGCTGCTGCATATCCTGGGGCTGCTGATCCTGGTTGGTAAGAATATGCGAAAGGTTGAGCTCCCATTGCCTGACCTGACATACCGCTGTATTGTCTCATGATATCTCTGATCGCGTTCTGTTGAAGTCCTGCTTTCATACCTGCAAGATCAGTCTGTAACCGGCCGCCGGCAGCACTTAACGATTGACCAAAACCGCTCGATGACAATGCACCTCCCATAGGATCTGCACCGGCAAACCTTTCCGCTATCCCCGGTACTGTTTGCTGTTCGAATTGCTGTAGGTGGGGAGCTTCGAATCGTTGATATGCCGCGCTAGAAGGGTCGAGCATTTGCTGCAATCCTGACATCCCCTGTCCGAATGCTTGACCGACCTGGCCTTCAGGTCCAAGCATCTGCAACTGTCGACTTAAATGCTCAAGTTGTTCGGGGTTCATGGCTTCAAGCTTTCTTATCATATCCTTTTTACCACCAAAACCACCAAGCAGTCCAAGAACACCACCTATCGCCATGCCAGCCGGACCACCTGCTGCACCTGCTATAGCGCCCGTTCCTGCACCTGCTGCACCCGCACCAAAATCATAAGCCATTGTAATCTCCTATTTTGTATACTCCATTACAACTGTCGTTTCTCGGTAATTCGATAAATCCGACGTCGTGGTTACTATAATGTCTGTAACATCCGCTGCAAGCTCTGTCCCAGGAGCTAAGGGACGAAAACTAATCGAAGATGGATCGGTAGATGCCCCGTACAGATTTGTCAATCTGGCCGTGCTTGTAAGCTCTACATTGTGCTGTACTCTTTTTGTTGCATTATTCGGCAAAGCCCCAAAGTCAACCACTTTCCTGTATACATTCTTTGTTGATTGCGGGTCAACAGAATCAAAATATTTCTGGAATGTTGCCGATTCTTCGGGTACATATAATCCACCGCCTTTAGAATTAACGGCATCAACAATATTTTGATATTCCCTTTCGAATAACTCAATGAATTCCTCGAAGTTATCCGGGAAGTCCGGAACACTAACTTGATTGGCTACTAAAGGCTGATCGCTGCTATTCATGATGACAACGAGCCTCCAGGTTTCACCCACAAGATTAAAGCATTGAGTTCAAAGGGTTTATCTAAAATAGTCCTGTCATTCATCTGTACTTCATCATACGTTATCTCTAAAGAAATAAATTTACCAAAGACAGTCGAATAAAACCTGTTCCAGACTATTGCGGAAATAGGATCGTTAAACAAAGGATTTTCTTGGGTTGGGAGATTGTTTTGACCCACTTGTAAATTCCCCGTTTCTCTAATGGCGGTATCTGCGTACACATTTACGTTAATCTGACCCGTTGTCGTCTTATCCGTAAGGAAATCAACGTATCCCATCTTTGTTTGCTTCCCTTCCATTGTGAATGGATTGAAATCCTTAGTCACAATTTTCATCCTAGGTAATAGCGTCGCTGTTCCTTGTCCTATATATGTCCCTGTCCCGCTTGCAGGTGTGTAAGAAAAGCTGTCGTTATAACTGGAAGCATCCCATTTACTTATCTTTATAGTATCCGGATCATACGCAGGAGAAACAATAGTCTGAACACGATATATTTCATCATTTAGGTCCGTGGTTACATCAGCAGAGGTTGTGGTATCGATAAAGTCTAAATTCTCAAGATAGATAAGATCATCATCTTGAAGATTGTGATTAACAATTGTAAGCTCAAGAGGATCTGCTGTTCGGTCAATACCTGTTATGGATAAAGATTTTTCATCTTCTGAATGATATCCGTAAAAATGAATGAATCCTTGTTGATTTCCACAAACAACAAAAGGAAATTCTGATTGTCCTTCAGGATCTCTCCAGAATACCTCAAAATCTCCCCATAATATATCTGTACGACTCCATAAAATCTGGTTTAGACTATAATACCTACCGAAAACAGTGACGTTATTTCTGAAAATAGCCCATGTATCATTGCGATAATTATACACCAAGGTTTTATTTGGAAACACAGAATCACTATTTGTTTCTGTGGCATCATTATAGCACCAATACACAAGTTCTTTTTTAAACTCTCTTACCCCATGAACCCTTGTTAAACCTTGGTTATCGTTTCTAAAACCGAAAACCACGTCAGGTATCTTTAAATCTATCCGTTGTGTTCCTTGAGAAGTAGCACTAATTATCGCCCTATCCCCTACCCCTAACACACCCTCGTCAAATAAGATACTTGCAAACTGACTCTCCGACCCTAAATCCGAAGATATCCTTTCCCAAACAAAAGGAAGACCATAATCTCCGACATAACGAAGTTGCCAGGTTGTTCTTTCAAAGAACACTATCATAACATTTTTATAGAAAATAGCAGAGATGATCGCCTCACTTGTTGGAGCATCGATAAATCCTCCACGACCAAAGATTGAAGCGTCCCAAGCTCCTGATTGCGTAGGATCGCCAACTTGAGAGAAACGTAAACGATTAAAATATTGTGTAGCAGTAGCTCTGGTCGCTCCTTCAAAAACATTGAAAGCTAAAAGTCTACCGTAGTAAGGAATAAGGATCTTCGCAGAAAACAACCAAGAGCTTTCGTATTTGTAGTTCACGGTTACTGTAGAGATAGCAGACCCCATAACAGGGTTTACCACCAAGTTTATAGCCCCGGAAGTGTAATCGATTGTTCCACTGCTTGTATTGGGCGATCCTTTTAACGTTCCGTCTCTGTTAGGATCTGTCCATATTGTATCAGGATCGGTACCATTACTCATCGTAATCGTTACTGTTCCGGGAACAATAGGAGCACCGCCAAGAACAACAATTGTATCAACATAAGGACTTGCGCCTGCAGGATTATTAGTAAGTGCCTGATTATTTACCTGAGTACTAGCAATCGATGGTTCGAAATCTGTCCATGTTGTTACCCCATCCGTATACCTCATCGGATTGCCTGTAGCATCAAGATTGAAGTTCGTTATGAATAATTCTCTTGTCGCTGCATCAGAACCCCTAAAATTAGCACCGGAGAAAAACTGGGAATTAGAACCATTCCACGTAATCCCTGCAGTTGAAAGAAATTCGTTATAGTTTATCCCATCAAAAGCATAGCAATATTTGGTATCCCAAATTAATGTTTGTTCAAAATTAACATTAGGTCTTTCCCTCATAATGATGCCCATTGCCGGCAACGAAGGAAAATAATTAAAATCAGCACTGATAGCCACCGCACCCACTGCAGCAGGATTAAACTCTAAATTAATCTCACCGGTAGCATAGTTTACGTATGAACCCGTAGCATCTCCTTTACCTGTAACGGTAAAGGAACCATCCCCATCATCGGTGAAAGTGGCAGTGTCAGCACCGGCTATAGTGATCACCAATGAACCTGGTTCTATCTCCGGATTTTCTCCTGTAATAGCAAGAGTAACAAAAACATCAGCAATATTTGTTGTCGCTCCTGCTGATGTGTTCCCTACCGCTTGACTAGTTAGAACTCGACGTAGGCGACCGATAAATTTCAATCCTTCTCGCTTTTTCACGCTATCACGCCATACATAAGCATTTTCCAACGTTGGAAATGCCTTATCTGGTAAGAGAAATGATTTCTTATCTATCTCTAAACCAACGTCAGATCCGGATATTACGAACGGTTGAAGCTTTGCCATTATTTACCTATCGCCATCCAATAATGAGATATTCCGGCATTTGTTGATGTAATAGTAAAACTTGTTTTACTTTTTGCGCTAATCCTCGGGTTAACAGTGACACCTGTCAAAGTGGTTGGTGCAAATGTCACCGAGTATGTATTCGTGCCAAAAGCTGTTAATCCTATCCCTGTATAAGTTACAGTAACTGTTGTACCAGCTCCGCTAACAAATCCCCATTTTAGACTAAATCCACCAAAAAGAGGGCATTCCCCATTTGCTCCATCTACAACAGAGCCGCTAATCTGCTGTTGAGTTCCATCGGACTGCTCTCTAAACAATAAATTATTTCCTAACACATATAATGCGCCTTCATCCGCAAGGGTTGTTGGAGCATCTGCCGGAAGTGTTCCTTGATTAGGCATCGTAAGGAAATTATGCTTCCCGGCGTCTGCGCCATCATTATAACCAACATGATTTACAGCAAAATGGTCGGTCATTTCAGTAAAGTTGGTCTGAATGAGCCCTTGAGTCTCGCCTAATGACTGTGAAGCCGTCGGAATTCCTGTTGTTACCGTCATTTTTTCTTCCTCTTACGTTTCTTTTTCTTAGATTCGGAAATTGCTATTGCCACAGCCTGGGCTTTTTTCTTGACAATAGGGCCTTTTTTGCTTCCAGATCTAAGTTTACCAGATTTGTATTCTTTCATAACTTTCTTAATCTTAGCTTTTTTTCTAAGCTTTGGACACATTTTAACCATTGTTATCACCTCCAAAACGAAGATATCCAGCTCTTCCGCCAGCATACCCTTCAGAAAAGATCGTCTTCATCTGTTGCTTACCTATTTGAGCATACGTCCTTGTTTCATTTAACGCATAGCGTTCAAATAACATCTTATCCATCATTTGTATTCCGTCTTCATCCTGCCTATCTTCAAAGACTTTCTTTGATGCCCCTGCCGCCAATGTTTCCCACCATTCTAGAAGCTCTGGTACACCCGTCCCTACTGGTACACCTGGCACTACAGAACCTAAAAGCACTTGAGAGGGTCTGCGATTAGCTACAATCTCAACTACATAAGATTTGTCTGGAATAGGCCTAATGATTAGTTGGTTTTGCCAAAAGAGAACAGCTTGAGGAATAGCCGATACCGATGAGCTGTAATGAATTTCAATATCTGTTCCTGAAGGTACAGCAGAGTCGAAAGTAAGGGATGCTATTGCCCCTGTAGCATAATCAATCGTTCCTGCGGAGCAATCTCCAATAAGGGAGCCGTCTCCATCGTCTGTTACATGTAAAGACGATGTCGCTGTGTTTGCTGTGATAAGGATATTTTGTATCCTCGCTGGATTGGGCTCAAGAGTAAACTCGGCTGGATATGATCCCGTTGAAAACGAAGCTGTTGGTTGAGTCATCGTTTCAACCATTGGATTGTTGTTTACACTTCTTATAATAGGGGTGCTCTCGGCTGTTCCTGAATACGCTCCTGTCGTCCCATCACCCGTCGTAAAAGCCTCAGTCCTTTGCGTCTTTAAAAAGAGCGCATTAAAGCTTGAGGGATCTGTAAAGAAGCCGATATTTCTCTTGTCTATGTATACAGGTGGCTCTAACGTTGAATAATATATAAAATCAAAAGCATAGACATCTATATTCTGAATCGTATTGAATGTATACGTGTCTTTTAGATGGAGAGTTCTAAATTCAGCGGGGAAATCATAGAGATAAAAAGAATTTATATAGTCAACGATCATCGCATCGGTAAGCTGTAGAGAATTTCCCGTCCCTGTAAGTTTCCTTACCTTAGTGATAATATCCGCTAACGTTGCCGTGCTCATCTAAATCCTCCTATTGTCAAAAGCATCAAGTATGGTTATCTCAGGTGGTTTAGACCCGGGAACAATTGTAGAGCAACAGGGAACCGCCACAGGAGGTGTAGTTCTAGGATCGTTAAGAGCAGAATAATCAAAAGCATCCCAATCGGCCGTATCAATGTCAACAGTTACTGTGTCACTAGTTGTTGTCAATACCGTACCACGTTTTAAATTTAGCTGAAACATCCCGAAATCTGGGGTAACACGAAAAGAAATGATTTGTCCAATCGTAAAATCGTGACTAGCAACAAAAGTGACAACAGCCTCTTGGGCGTTCGTTATCGCATTTATGTAAGACGATTGCGGATAGAATCTATTTGTAGCCATTGTTCATGTAGCCCCCTTTTAATACGACCCCTCAGGAATAAACCTTATTCTTGATTCAGCCTCAAAAGTACTTGGAAGACCACGTACTAATGCACCGGTACTAAATGTCCTTACTTTTTTCACCGTATTGTTTATGTGTTTTACGATACCCTGTGGAATTTCACAAACCTCGCCATGCACAAATTTATAAGAAACCAAAAGATCTTCAGGGAAAACACGATAAGGAAATTCTATAAATCCCGCTCCCACATCAGGGAACTCAAATTTACCCTTAAGAAGTTTGTCGTGCTCTTTTCTCATTTGTTTGAGAAGTTCCTTAGCGTCGACTTCTTTAGCGGTTTTTTCTTTTTTTCTAACGACCTCTTTTATTTTCATGATCTATCCTCTTAAATTAAAAATATTACCCTCTCCTTAACAGGAGGGGGTAATATCAAATGCTTGGTATTTTATAAGTCACTGGTATCGTGTCTTTCACTGTAATACGCTTCCCAGTCATATACAGCGCTAGTACTAGTCACCACATTAGTGCCGCAGCGCATAATGAACCTCGAAAGGTTGTCGTATGCTGCTGTAAGTGGAACGAATGGCTCGTTTTGTGTTGTCGAGTCAATCCCGGCACCTGCAGGCAGAACAATAGGATTGCTAACACCTGGGTTAAGATAATCCGCGGATAATGGCGGTAAGAATGCATCAAAACCGGTACTATCGATATCTGTAGTGATAGTGTAAGCAGATGTTGCTAGCACTGTTCCAACAACTTCGTTTATCTGCTGCATTCCATACTGAGGACGGACCCTAAATGATACCTTTTCACCCAAGGAAAAATCATGAGCTACAGTCATGGAAACAACGGCGTTTGTTGCTTGAGTAATCCCGACAGCACCCCCTACAGGCATAATATACCTGAACCTGGGGTAAAAATGAGGAGGGATAATCAAACGAACATTACCGGCTGTTGCAGCTGCTGCAAAGTTTTGAGCATCAAGATTTAATGTGACGTCAACGTTAGTTGTAACTGCCGTCACTTCAATATCATAACCTGATGTTTGAAGCTGAGCGGTTGTGTTATCTAAACGAACAACACTTCCCACTTGAATAGCTCCAGTAGCAGCCATTGTACAAACTGCCGGATTGGCATTTGTAATAGCCGTTGTTGCTAACGCCGCAAAAGTCGGTGGATTAGCTTGATCAATGAAACGGAAACCGTTGGTGGTTCCTGCCTCTGTTGACATTGCGCCAGTTGTTACAGTCTGGTCGATCGATTGAAAAGCCTCTTCTGCCATTCCCCTCCATCGAAAACTTTCTACTGAAGTTTCTGCAGCATCATCACCCCAAGCGGTCCTGTTGCGAAGAACAAATTTATCCGGTTCCCCCCCCGGCAACACAACATCTTGAAAAGCTGCTGAAGCTGCAGACGTGAAAGTCCCGGAATCTCTACGTGTAAAAGTCATTATATCCTCCTTATATTGCCCTTAGGCCGGTTGCTCTAAGTTTCTGAACCCACAGATCTTGGTCAATACATTGACCTTGATAGAAATTCGTTGCTACAGTAGCGCGAAGTTTACAGGGGTCATTATTATAGCCCGGTGGTAAATAAATATACCTTCCGTCTCCTGAATCTCTAGTTGCCACTTTATACCCTTCTTTTGCGGTTATAAAGATGTTGGCAACATCATTCCCTAACAAAGACGCATTAGGAGTGACTGACCCTTGTGAAGAAACAAAGAATCGAATATTGTTTATCCCTCCCCACTCACTTGTAAGAGTGTCTTTAACATTCGGATATCTAAATTTCCTTATAAAATCATCCATCTTATTAAGCGATGGTATCATCCTCGTTGTGCACATGGCTGCATAGGAATCACCAATTGACGATGTTCCTATCTTGTCGGTAGCTTCGATCATGTTAGTGATAAAATCACCGTCATTATCTTGGAGAAGAGCGACAATATCATCTGTATCGTCTACAGAAATTTGAGTAGGAAGGTCTCCATTACCACCTGCAACACAGTTTACAAGGGCCGCGCTAGATTCCAGGTTATCTCTCTGAAGAATATCTTCAGTTTCCCTGGTCGCTTGTCCGAGCCTTGCAGCCGCAGAGTTTAAAATAGGATCTTCGTTGGTTAATAGAACGTCTTTTGTGATAACAATATACGTAGAATAATTTCTAACACGGCAATCAATATCAACCCTATTCAATAACTGAGAAGGTGGATTTGTTTGAGTGTTATCGACCGGTACAGGAAATCTGTCTAAAGCCTCGTAACGAGATTGTCGATCAATATTTCCTTGCATATCTTCAATTCTAACAGGCGTAGAAAAAAGATTATGAATGGTATTTCTTTCTGGTGTACTTAAAATTTTTGAATTGTATCGTTGCTGTACCTGAGGTGGCAACGTTCCAACATTTACGGATGGCATTTTACCCTCGGCTTTTAATAACCGGGAGCCTTACTTGCATAACCTAAAGTTTCTCTAAAAAGATCTTCTTTTTCTTTTTTGCTCATATTCAAAATATCGAAAGCTTTTGCCATGGGTCTTTTATCATAAGCATGTGGAGACTGGATTGTCTCTTCATTCTTTTTGATATTCTTAGACACCTCTTCGGCGTGCTTTCTTTCTGATTTAGAGCCTGCTAAATTCATTGAACTTATAAATTTATATGTCTGCATCCCCATCTTATAAGGATCTTTTAAGTCTGCAATCGTAGCGGCTAATTCCGGTTCTTTTTTTTCCAAAATTGCGATTGTCTCGGAATTAACAACCTCGTCGAAGTCGGAATATTTTGCTTGAAGACGTTCTTTAAATCTTTCTTGTTCTCGCTGTTGACTCAACTGATTAAACTCGTCTCTCGCGTAAGCACGCGACCGCTTCTCTAACATTTTTTCGGTTTGACCGAGTGTTAGATATTCTTCTGATGAGAGTTGTTTAAACTCATCAACCTCTTCTTTTTGAACAGGTTGATTTTGTTGAGTCTGCTCCATCAAGTTTTTAATGAACTGATCTTGCAGTCTACTCTTTTCTTCGAGTTCTCGAGCTTTTTGCTCTGATTGCTCTGCTTTCCTTCGGAGTTCACCCCAGTTTCTGTCTTGAGAAGTTTCCTCTTGGCCTTGAGCACTTTCTAAGACTTCTTCTTGAGCGTTCTCATCAACAACCGTGGAATCCTGATCCTGAGGCGTGACCTGCACATTTTCACTGTTTTGATCTTCGTCCATACTTTTCCTTCCGCCTGGCGAGAGCGTTTGCAGCCATAATCCTAGTGGATTAATTTTAATCTATACTATTTACTCTATATTATCAAAGAAAATTTACTCTTCAGCTCTTTATCTTGGTGAAATCTGTTCGGTATCCAGAAAAATCCTAGCTGTTTTTCAATTGCTACAGACTTTTCACTCATACCTTTTGCTGCACAAAAGTCTAGATATGCTTTTCTGTAAGAATCAATCTTTTTCTCGTCATAGCCTTCAATTTGAGCCCTATCGATCGATACTTTCATAAAACCAAAAGGCTCGAATCCCCCACGTTTCCACGATTGTATGTTCGTTATATAATCATGGTCATATAGATGAGCGTGGATAAGAATATTCGGTAATTCCGAATGATGAGGGAGATCCCAGCAATATAAAATTTCATTGGTCTTGGGCGTCACATGGAAAACTAGCGTGTTTCCTTCCGGAAACGGTCTGTAAAGAGACTTGATCATGCGACGCTTGATAGCATTCTTCATTATAAGATCGCGTTGTTCTACGACATTTACGTAAAAAGGCCTGCCTTCGAACGGATCGCTTTCAAATGAATTGTTTAGATCTTCAACAAGACTATTTACCATCCCTGTGTTAATATCACCTACCAAAAGGCCTTTTGCAGACTCTTTTTGCGCATTACGATAAGTCGTTCCTACTGTGTCGCCGTCTCTAAACTCCGATTTCATTCTCCCTTACCCTAACAGATTTTCTAAAGTAGATATAAAGTCTTTAACCCCTGAAATTTGAATTTTATATTCATAGTAATTAAAATATAAAGGATCATCTCCTTTAGATCTTAAATATAAAATGTCTAAGGTTTTCTTATACTCTTTAATAATTCCTCTTATTTTATTTCTTAAAACAGACACCTCCATATCAGTGTCGATATGAGCACCTACTATACAGGATTCTTTGACTGGAGTGCTATCAAGACTGTTTTCATTGCTTACATCCATTTCCAATTACCTTCTTTATCAGTAATCCCCTCTTCTTTTTTTTCAAGATATTCTTTGTCTACGATTTGGCACCAATCAAATTCTTCTTTTGATCCTTGCAGCATTCTTTTTACCTGTTTAATATCTGAAGAGGTCATATATAGATTATCAATGCCTTTATAGAATTTATCATTCCATCCAGCAAAGACAATATATTCTGTGGGTTTTTTATTCATTAGCCACCTATAAAAAAAGACGTAGATATAAGCTAGAGCAATTTCTCTAGGTTGCCTATGACAACGGATATCCCTCTCACTACGCCTAAAATTTAGTAAGAAAGGCTCCGTCCAGGCATTGGCCTGCCTGGGCGGAGAAAGAAGTACGAGAAAAACTCGAACTTACATTATGAGTCATTTAACTATAACGATCTTTATAAGCTGTTCGACGAATCTTAGAAGCCTCACTCTTCTCCCCTCTATTATGTCTTTCGATATAAGAGAAAGGCTTTTGATTGTGAGACTGTGTAAAACAGTCTTTAGGTCTAGCGATGCTTTTTTCATCTCCTGGACCTTTTCCATAATCTTTCATAATACACCTCCGAAGTGTTACCTCTTTAACATAACTTATTCTTAGCAAATAGGTAAATATTTAAATTTTAGACCCCGGTGATTGCTCAGCTTCAACTTTTTCTTCGAAGGTCATTTCGTTGATTCTGTGTAAAGTTTCTATTTTTGCTGCCAAGTTTGTCGTATCCATTTCTTGTAGCTCTTTGATAGTCTTAACCAGCGCAAGAAGTCCTTCAGCATCCTCTGTCTGTGCTCGCCTTAGCTTATCTTCTGCTACAGCTTTATCGGTTTCGATCTTAGCTATACGCTCGGCAGCAAGTCCCTTCTGTGATTCAGCGTAAGAGAGCTTAGTCTCATTATCGACTTGAAGCTGTTGCATCTGTAGTTGCTGCATCTGCTGTTCTTGCTGTGATTGGGCCTCTTGATATTGTTGAATACCTTCCTTAAGTTCTTCTTTGTTCTGTATGTACATGGCATCAAGAATACGTTGTATTACAGGTGGTGGAGTATTTTCTCCAAAGATGTCTTTCAAATGGAGGAGCTGTCCGAGCTCTAACTGCTGCTGAGATTCCGTAAGAACCCCTTGAATAACTTTGCAGCCATATTTAAAGAAAGCTTTGTTTTCAAATTCAGGCGTTGGTTGTTCTCCGATTACTTGCTGTATCTTATTGTATGTCCAGTTCTTTTGCATTAATTCAATCATGATGTCTCCACACTGTTGTTGTGTGTAGTCCATCTGATCGAAAAGACGTTGAAGAGTTACTATTCCAGCCCCCTGTCTAAGCATAGATAGAATCCCTGCTTTGTCATCAACGGCGGAGCCGAGAAGTTCTTCATTAACCCCCGTAATTCGTGGGATTATGTCTTTCAGCATCTCTTCCATCTGGAGCATTGTCGGAGCCGGAGGAATGATCTGCATCTGTTCAACATCTTCCATTTGAGCCGTTTCTTTAATCGTTAAAACACGGCCTGTACCTGTATTTAAGCTATCATCCGGTGATACAAGAGAGCCCTTTTTTACTTTCAACCCTTGTTGCTGAGACTCTAAAATATCAAGGTCGGCAATCTTTCTTCTATTAAAGAGATATTGTGCATCTCTAATATCCCTGACAAGCCCCCTAAACTTGAAGCTGTAATAGGGTGTATCGGGGGTGAAATAACCCAAAGTAGCAACAAATGGGTATCTATCTAAACCGTAAGGGTTCGGCTCGTCAACCATGACAATTCCGTTCATCATTAGAGTTCTTCTTACTGTTTGCTTAGGTTTGCGCACAAGTTTAAGAGCTCCACCTGACAACATATTAGCTATTCGAGCGTCTTCCTCGTCCCCAGACCATTCTTTATGCTCATTTGTCCTTGTATCGACCATGTAGACCGCTTGACGCGAGCTTAAATACCAGTATTCATCAAAAGCAATAAGATTAGGGTCTTTAATTTCGTAGTGTTCCGGCATATAGTAGAATTTATCGTCGTTAGAAGAACGTTGTGGAAGATCCATGATCTTATTCTTGAATTTAGGATAAAGTTTTGCAGCTTCCTCTTTTTCAAAGAACATCCGTGTCCAGATGTATCTGCAATCCGATAAGTCAGGCTTCCTGAAATAGGGATCTATCAAGATACTTTTAAAATCAACATACCTCACATCAATCTCAGGGGACGATGGATCTTCACTAAAGTTAAGATAAATACTAAATAGTCCAAACCCTTGAGTTAGAGCACCTTGCTCAAAACCGTTGGAATACGTTTGATAGATCCCTCCTCGATTATGTATGTAGTAAAGGCATTTTGTTTGCTGATCCGCTGTTTTTTGTGATTCTTGGTGAATAGGGATACATATTGAAGACTTACGGTTAGTCCTTTGATATCCCGTCACCATCTGAATAGCCGGGTTTATCAAGTTAAAGTTAAACATGTTACGACCGTTTAACCTTTCGCCAGGGAAAACAATGTTGTAGACGTCCTGGTCTCCTAAAGCAAAACGTTGATCTAGATCGGCTTGCAGCCATTGTGCTTGAAGTGTAGTAATGGAATCGTGATAGTGAGCTTCCATCTTAGCTCTTTGGTCTCTATCGGCTTGTAGGCCGGGGAAAAACTTTGGGTCTGAATTAGCTACCATAAGAATACTCCTTGTCGGGTAAATGTACTTTACCAAATAAAGAATTAAATTCAATCAATCTTTATGTTAAATTTCTCAACCACTTCCGTGCATTCTCTAGATAAAAATGCAGGATCAAGTTTTATATTTTCAAAATTTTTTATCATCTCAATTGTAAAATCATCTAATCCTAAACATTCTTCACATCTATGAATGATAAAGTTTTTTCCTAAAATTGAGGCTACAGGATCTTTTCCACATTTACATTTCATCTACCCCCCCCAATAAGCCCTTAAAGCCTTCGCGTCATCTTCCATAGTACCTGTTCCCAACACTTTTGAAAGACCGGAGCAGAGGTAACGCATCGCATCGGCCCCGTGACTAGCATCATCGTGTCGAGGCTTAGACGTAAAGCCTCCTATTCTCGTATTCCACTCTTTCTTGTAGTTCGAGAGAGCTAACAACCCATCGTTACACTTATTCTTATCGAACCACATACGTGGCATCGTTGTGCGCACTAAATTGATACCGTCAAGTATACTGTGTTGCTCTAATATTACGCCATGTAAATTAAACTCTTTAGCCTGCTGCTCGAATGTGATGCCAGCCCTGTCACGTGCCTTAGCATCGCTCGGCCATATGTGTGTACCGTAAGCGTATCCTTTTTGTGTAAGCATCTCAACTGTTCTATCGAGCGAAAAGTCACTCTTTTCGAAGTAGTCGATGATCTTTATCTCTCCGGCTCTATCTATCTGAAAGAACCATATGCTTTGCGCATCTGCCTGGCCTAGATCCCATGCTGTGTGTACTGGCAATGCTCTATCATAGCTTATCTGCGTGACGTGTCCCGACTCGTAGAGTTCTTTGATCTGTGTTGAGTACCAATTCCCTTCCTGAGACGCCATGAAGGCCTCCTCGGGTGTACTAGGAAACTCTCTAAGCATATCTTCACGCTGTGTTTCTTCTTTCTTTACGTACCACCATTTTTGAGGAAAGGTAAGTTTGATGCCTTGAAGTTCTAGCTTATCGAAATACTCCACCTTTTCTTGAGATAGCGATTGTTGCTCGTCAAGCATGTATGCAGGATGATCATACCAAGGAAAAAAGAAAGGGTAGAAATCCATCTCACCGAAGTGCTCACCGTTCCTAATCTTCTCTAAAGCTAGATTAGTCATATCATAGAAAGTGCCTTCACGACCTTCTGCGGTGCTTTCTATTGTGATAAACTGTCCTTTATGAACTGTATTTAACGCCCCTGTAACGATCTCCCTGGCCTTTTCTGGATATTTAGCGCATATCTTCCCCATCTCGCTTATATGAAGAAACTGCAAAGTACTAGAACGTAAAGAAGTACCAACCCGTATAAGAGAGCCATGACTAAATGATAATTCTTTAGCCGAATCTCCAACAGTCCGAAAAAGAGGTTTGATCGCCGGATGAAGATGATCAAATGCAAACTTGATTTTATCAACAAATATATTTTGAGCATCGTCAAGAGTATGTGCAATGATACCTGCCTGTATGTTGTCAGTCCATAATACTTGGTCTAAGAAATAGATGCATAGAAGAGTTGTGCAGCCAAGCTGGCGAGCTTTCAAAATAATATTACAATTATGGAAATTATCTAGAAGAATTCTTTGTGTAGGATTTGGCTTGAAGACAACCTTTTTTCCGAGCTCATTTTTTATGCTGTAGAGGTGGCTAATCCTCCACGACTGGGACGCTAACCTCTTCAGTTCCGGATGATCCTTCAAGAGTTTTAACAGCCCGGGCGAGTTTTCTAATAAGGTCATCTTCAGCTTCTTCCAATTTTGGCTTATCTCGCTGGTCTAAGCGCTGTTTACCTAGCCAGATAAGCATAGAATTATCTCCGCTCATTGCTTTTTTAAACTGAGCGGCTCTTAATAAAGATTCACCTTTAGCTTTCTTTTCTTGTCTATACGTTGAAAAATTACAGTTATGATCTGTTAAACATCTATTATAAAGAGAATCTCTTGTTATACCAAAATGTGCAGCTATTTCAGTTATTAAACATCCTGATTCAAGAAGTCTATCAACTTTATTCCAATCTATGTTTGCTTTAGGTCTTCCTGCCATTTTTCTTCACTTCATATGAGAGGTTATTTTTCTTCATATAGTTTACCCATCGCTCGACGATGATATCGCAATAAGCGGGGCTCAATTCTATACCATAGCATATTCTATTTAATTTTTCACATGCTATTAATGTTGTGCCGGAGCCGATAAATGGATCGTAGACACCGTCACCTTCTGCTGTGTTGTTTCTGATAGGTTTAGCCATGCATTCTATTGGTTTCTGTGTGCTATGTGCTGTTCTATCGTCTTCGTCTTGAGACTTGCCGAAACAATTCAGGTTAGATATTTCCCATACTGTAGATTCTTTACGTGATCCTTGCCAGTTGTGTGGTTGCTCTTTACGTACAGCATACCAACAAGGCTCGTGTTGCCAATGATAGTCACCTCTTGATAGTGCAAAATGCTGTTTCACCCATATAACTTGGGAGATAATCTCAAAATCAGCATCTTCTAGGCTCTTTTGTACCTCGGAACAATACTTTCCTGCATGCCAGACATAGGTCACAGATCCAGGAAAAAGAGACCAAGTCACTCCCCAGCTAATCTTATCGTCGTTTTGAACTTTTCCTTTAGCCCTCTTTCCTTTTCCAGCTAAATCTCTCCACTCTGGATCATACTCAACACCATAGGGTGGATCAGTAACCATTATGATTGGCTCGTTACCATCAAGGAGTTTTTCTACCGTGTCGGGCATCGTGCTATCACCGCAGATTATACGATGCTCATTAAGTTCGTAGATATCCCCAGGCTTTGTTGTTGCTTCCTCGTCTTTTTTAGGCTCTAGAACACCCTCACCTTCTTCGTCTCCCTCCAATACTTTAACATCAAAAGACAGCTCATCTTCAGTAAAGCCCCATTCGACAAGGTCTTCGGGGTTCCATTCGTTAGCTAGAATGTCGAAGTCAAATTCACCGAATGTTTGATTATCTTTAATGATCCTTGACTTCATAACGTTTTTAGGAACGTCTTTATCTACTATACAAGCTATGGTTTTCCATTTAAATTTCTTAGCAGCGCGTATGCG